TATTGAAGCAATCTGATCACCAATATCATTTACCTCACAAAGAATAAATGCTTGATTGTAATTCATTGCCACTTCATATATGATATTTGGAAACAACATCGGTTTGATTTCATTGTTTCGATATTTTGCTACGACCTTATGTGGAAATTCAGTGATGTCAGTCAATACAAATGCAGAGTAATCCTCTCCAACACCTCTTGCAACATCAACTGTCATTAAGTAATCGTGATTTTTTTCTGAAGGAATATAAATGTCCAGACCTGCATTTTGTTTGATCGGGTTTTCATACACCAATGCTTTGAGTTTACTTGGAGCAATCAGAGTATCAATAGATCCCAAGAACTCACATTCAAACTCAATCTTAAATTGTTGTTCTGATGTATTAGCAATCGTTTGTTTCTTCCACTTTGCATTTCTGCCTGGTACCTCAGACCAATGCACATCAGTGGGTGTATATTCATTCTTACCTCTTTCTGCATCGTGCCACAATCGGTAGAAATGATTCATACCGTGTGGAGTAGAAACTATGATGACTTTGGTTTTTTTACCAGAAGTAATAGTAGGATATACAGAGGCAAAGAACGAGTCAGCGATATGATTAGGAACAAAGGCAAACTCGTCCAAAAAAAGAATGTTGAAAGACATACCTCTAACTGCAGATGCAGAGGTAGATGCTGCAAGTATTTTAGATCCATTTTCCAACTCCAATGATCCACGGTTCCATACTAATACACCCTGTTGCATCCATTTTGGAAGATTTTCATAGGCAGTCTGTAATCTACCTAATAATTCTCTCGCAGTTGCAGCTTTGTTTGCTAGTATACCAATATTTACACTATCGTTAAAAACTGCATAATGTAGTAGATAAGATACCACAGTTGTAGATTTACCAGTCTGACGGGGCATCTTACAGATATTAAAACGGTTTTTGTGAAATCTCTTAATTAATTTTTCTTGAAACTTGTATGGTTTAAATGGAACTAATCCCTCATCAAGACTAACAATCTTCACATATTTTTGTGAGAAATAAACAGGATCATTTTTGCACCTCATAAATTCTTCAATCTGCTTTGCAGTGAATTCAATCGGTGTATTTGCTTTTTTTAGATTAGGATTACCAAGATAAATTTCACTCATGACAATTTACGTTTCTTTTCCAGCGTATAACATCGGTTTTGTTGGATCTACCACTGATGGGCTAAAATACATTACAATTGCTGTTGGGTATACCTTTTGTACTTCTGCTGTCATTTCTGCTTTTGATGGTCTCTTAAATGATGGTATAAACATTTGAGTGGTGATTAATTTACCTCTCCAGTTAAGTGCTATTGTATAAGTTTTACCTCTCTCCTGAATGCGAAGATATGACTCATAAGTAAATGTCTTACCTTTAACTTGAGTTTCTGCCTCTGGATTTCTGCCTTGAGGTTTCATTTTTCCAAGTTTTATATTTCTTTTTGGTAATCCACCTTTACGAGTTCTCTTAAGTGTAGCTCCTCCACCACCTTTTGTTTGTGTAATGACTGAATCTTGATCGTATTTTTTACCTAATGTCTTAACTGCCTTCTTGAATTTTCTTTTACCCATCTTTCCAGAAGTTACAACGTGACTTCTCTCTTTCACTTTCTTTTCTTCACCAGTTTTTTCATCCTTTTCGAGATACTTTCCAGTTACTTTTGTTGCACCTTTTCCAAACTTTCCACGAATATCTTTATCTAATTGTTTTGCTCTTGCACGATTTTCTTTTGCAGATTTATCACCACGACTTCCAGAAAGGATAGCCATACCACCCTTATCTGCTTTACTTTTGATTCTTGAAAGACTACTTTCTTGTATAAATTCTTTGAATGTTTTCATTCTTCTTCTTTTTCCACCTTATTATTTAGAACTCCTTTCTTCAATAATTTTGAAAGTTCCGATGTTGATCCAACAAATAATGCATTGTTTACAGTTTTTGGTGAACCATCATCTTCCTTTTTTAATGCTTTCATTTTGGTTTGAAGATCTATTAACTTATCAGTTGTATCCCCAACACTTTTAATTAATTGTCCTGCAACTTCATATGCTCTAGGATGATCACTTCCTTGTGCTACATCTAGAATACCATTTATTGCTTCTTGTCCTTTCTCAATTAAAGAATATAAATTACCTCTTGAATACTCATAGTCAAGAGTAGGATCATCTTTCTTCTCTATCTTTTTAATCTGATTCTTTTTTGGAACATCAATCGGTTCTATATCCAAAAATTCATCTATCTCTTCAAATTTACTCATACATCAACTCCTTTTGTTGGACTATAAGATCTGTAGTCTGGTAAATCAAATCTCTGTTCACTAAATCCAAAGTCATCACCAACCTCAACAAGTGCATCATCAGCAGCATTTACTGCGTCAATTACGTCACCGTTTATATGAGTATCTATAGTTGTTCCATCTTCACCACGGTTAACAGTGATGTTATTTCCATCTATTTCTTTAATAAACATCAATTCATCACCGATAGCAATGTAAGTATCTACAACTAAACTTGCAGTATTTTGAACTAAGAATTTCCTCTGAGTTTTTGTTATATCCTCTGCAAGTCTTGTAACTCCATCATCATTATAATCTTTAAGAGCTCTAGGTGTAGCAACATATCTTTTAAATCTCTGTGCGGTTTTAGTATCTGTGCTTGTGTGGTAATCGACTTGAACTTTCTTAATAAGACCACTTCCAGAATCTGATACTGGGCCAAATAAGTAAGTTTTTGCTGTAAATCCTAGTGTATGAGTTATAACTCTTTTTTGTTCAAATCCACTCTCATAATTATCATCAAAAGTTACACTATCTAAAATCATTGGTATATCTCTTTTTTCACCAATTGCTTTGACTAAATCTACAGTTAAATTAAATGATGGTTGGAAGTATGGTAGTATCTGTTCAATAATTTGTAGAGAATCTTCATTGTATTGAGTCATTGCATATAATTTAAAACTTAAATTATACGGAACTGGCATAAAAACTTTTCTTGCACTTTTAGATCCATCTTTTGTAAATGCTTTAAAAGTTTGCATTGTTGAAACTTTTCTTGCAGGATCATATGATATACCGTCCATCTCAAATGCTAAACGAGGTAAAGTTATTGCAACTCTCTTTCTTAAATCTGGTTTCTGCTCTAATCTTGCTAAAAACTTTTCTGTTGGCCCGT